AAGTTAGGTAAACTCTAGAATCATTGTTAAGATATTCTTGTGCTTCGTCTCCAGGGTTAGTAGTAATGGTTTGGGAATCACGATCTCCACATAGAACTTCAATTAATCGAAGAACCATAAGAGTAGGACCAATTACTAAATCTGCTTCACCAGTAACCGTCCTATCAATCATAAGCCAATTGTTAAGCCATCGAGTAGGCGTTACAGTTGGAGGCGTTCCTGTCATCGAACCCATTTGATTAGGTGAGGAGTATGTTTGAGACTGATCTTGTGCGTACACTCTACGTTCACAATAGAGCAATTCTCTTTGAGATGCCATTTTGCCTATGTTTTGTCCTAAACCAACTAGAGGATGAAACCCTGCTTTGAAAACTTGAGTTAATCCCAATGGTGGATTAAGTCGTCCGTTGTCACAATCAACGTCTGCATTTGTCACGATAATAGTCTCTCGAATGTTTCGACCAGGTGCGACGTTATAACATGCTAGAATATCTGGAGTTTCCTTCATTCTTTGAATCCCGATCATAGCATCTGCTAAACATTCACCTTCTTCGAGTAAGTCTCGAAGATCGTGAAAGTCGTATGACATGAACGTGTGTGCTTGTAATGATACTGCACCTGTTCCATCAAGATAGAGTCGGTCATCATGGTTTGATACACCGTATGCTTGAGCAGTTGGGAGATATGTAACAGTCTCTCCGCCGAGTGGAGCTGCAGGCGAACCTGCAGGCATAATTCCAGAGTCGTACGCTAATGCTCCAAATGTTGAACTGAATAATTTTCTAGCCATAACAATCACTTCTTCATAGTTTTCTTGTGTTTTCGCCATGCAACGCCTATCTTCTTTGTTACTGAAGGCATATGCAATTTGCGATTTTTGCCTTTGCCTTGATAGATACCTCGTACGGCATTCTTGTTGCGCTTGACATGTCGATGTACTCGACTAACATAATCCGTATAGGATTCACGGCGCTTAGGAGTTGGCAAAGGCACAAAAAGCACCTCAGAGGTTAGCAGATCGTGTCAATGCAAGTGACATGTAGTCAGCAGCTGATAGTTTGCTGATGACTCCAGTCACACGAACGTATAGGTCAACATTGTTAGCAGATGTCAATCGGTCAGCACGAATGCTAAGAAGTCCGCCTGGAATGTAACGGATTTCAGCAACGTCGCCTAGTGAGAGGGAATGTTCCATAGCACCAGTGAGGTTGTTGGTGAAGTTGAAGTAAATCGAATCATACTCAGCGTGGTTAATGAAACCTAGAGCGAGTGATTCGAGGGCTACTTGAACTTGAAACATTGCAGTTTCTGGAGCACCGTCAGTAGCGTTAACGCCTACTTCAATTGCCTGTACGCCGAATGCTTCTAGATCGGCAACATTAACAAATGTGTTCAAGTCAATAGTTGCTGTGTTACCACTAGCATCTGCAGTTATAGTTTCAAAAATTTCAAATGAGCGTGTTTTCTTAGTCGCCATACCAGTGTGTAAAGTAAAGCGGTTATTAAATGTTAATTCCAAAATCTTCGAATCTATACTTTCCTAACTTGCAGTCCTATCTTCGCGAGCGAAGCGAGCCAATCTTCATAGCAGTTGGATAGTCATCCCACTGCTCCCACCCGTTCCCAGATAGCCATAGGCTATCAAGTTTCTGCGTTTTTTCTATGATATACATATATAGGTGATACGTTTTAGGCTGATTCATGCGGAATAAAATGATAACGCTATGCCCGACATCCTACGAAATAGCCCAAAAGATGACCAATTTTAGTTCTTGGGTGCGACAGAAGCTGCTCAATGAGCAAGAAACCTTGATTCAAGACCGTCCAGATCGTGAATTAATGCACCGTGAATGCGGCAATTTCAACATGGCACAGTGGAAACCGATGATTGATGGTACTTTTGCTTACGTTGCGTATTGTGAATGCGGGCAAACAGTAACTTGGAGAGTGAATTGAATGATATTCATCAAAGAATCTTATGTTCATGAGTTTCAATGGGTTGGTTGTAACAGTGGAGGATGCGGTTATGAGCGAAATAAAGACGATTCTACAATCATGAAGAACGACAAACCCATTTTACTTCGAATGTTCAAAGTAAATGGTGCTCAAACTTGTGAAGCCTGTGTTCGAGAAGCAGTCAAAGACATGACAGACTGGCTTGAGGATGTGTGAAAATGAATTGTGCGATTTGTGGATGCAAAATATTTCCAGACGAAGAAGAAACTTTTGATACAGCGCATGGGATTGTCGATGTCTTGTGCATGAGATCATTAGAATTGCTCGGGAGAGTGTGGGGATGAACTGCGAATCTTGGATGCTTTGCAGCTTATCTCACGTTTGCAAATGTCCTTATTGCAAAGAAACACCATGCAGACTTAACCAGGAGGAATCAGAATGACAAAGAAAGCAGTGATTTGTCCCAAATGTAACTCCTATTATCCTGGGGATTGTGCAACATTTGGTTGTAAGGACCTACAAAACTGTCCATGCGACGGTTGTGAGGTCGTCAGATACTGGCGAGACAATCCAGAAGATGATTGGGAGCATCATGATCATGAAGATTAAAGCAACATTCCATGAACATCAAGTCCAAATGAAGCTGCAAGTGCGATCACAACCAATTTGATTGTCTTCGCCATGCCTCTCATCTCGAGAATTGCCTGCTCGAGCATAAGCATTCTCTCCTCGACCTTCGAGATTCGTTCGTTTTGAACTTGATCAGCGTCGCTCATGTTATCACCGAGATTGTATCTAACTTTTTCTTGATTCTTTTGAACCGAGTGTACGCCCCACCGATGCCTGTGAAATTGAATGCAAGTTTGATTGTCATCAAACCGCCTACTAATGCAGCTTGCCATCGTTCTTCCCAAGTTGAACTTGGAGAAACAGCAATTTCAATTGATCCACCAATAAACCTAACATCTGCGTTGATGGTTTCATAATCTGAAACTAAGTTAAAGTAACCAGAATCATTTTCTTCGATTCCCTGGTAACGAATATCATGATGAAGAGACAATTCATCGACTCGATTGACAGGCTCATCCCCTCGTTCGAGTCTTTCTTTGAGTCGAGTACCTGGTCCTGTGAAATTATGACCAGGTAAATGCCATTCTCCCTGCACGATGAACACCTCAAACGGGCTTTACATCGTTTTGATTTGAAAGGAACACGTTGGAATACTCGATCGCTTTTTCAGTTTCAGTTAACTTTCGCTTATTTCCTACAACATTCAAGGTGAAAGGAGTAAAAGTTAGGTAAACTCTAGAATCATTGTTAAGATATTCTTGTGCTTCGTCTCCAGGGTTAGTAGTAATGGTTTGGGAATCACGATCTCCACATAGAACTTCAAT